CGCAGTCCGCGGCGCAGCAATGGCCGAAAACGGCCGGGATGGACGACACCGAGCGCGACGCGGTCAACGCGAAGCGGGCGGCGGCCGTTACTGATTTCATCAGCCAGGCCTTTCCCGTCTCCGGCTGGATTACCAACGTCCTGCGCGAGCTTGCTGTCGCGTGGCTCAACCGGAAACAGTCATGACTCTCGCCGAAGCCATCATCAAGGTTGCCGCGAAAGAAATCGGCGTGGAGGAAATCGCCGGATCAAACCGCGGCCCCCGCGTGGACGAATACAAGGGCGCGACGAATCTTCCGCCGCATGAGAGCTGGCCCTGGTGCGCCGCTTTCGTCTGCTGGTGCGTGCGTGAGGCAATGCGTCTCGCTGGCGGCAACTACACCTTCACCCGTCCAACGACGGCGGGCGCTTGGGATTTTGAGCGCTGGTCTCTGGCTCAGGATGACAGCACCGAAACGCGGAAACCGCATCATGGCGACATCCGGCCAGGCGACATTGTCATCTTCGCGTTTTCCCATATTGGGATTGCTGTGGACTGGCCCGACAAAAAGGGATTCGTCCGGACCATCGAGGGCAACACGGACACGGCCGGTAGCCGCGAGGGTGGCGGGGTCTACCGCAAGGCGCGTCCCCTGTCCAAGATCCGGAGCCGGATCCGGTTCACGGTTTGATCATGTCCGCCAATGCCGCGGCCGTGACCGTCGGGGCACCGCCAGCGCGTTCCACGATCCGCGCCAGCAACTGACCGCGCTCGCCGGTTCCGGCCCGCGTGAGCGTGAGTAGATGCGCGTCGAATGCGTCCTGCTCGGGAAACGACCGGCAGGGTTATCGGGTGGTCTCCCTGCACAAGGGCGTCATACCGCACCAGTGATTTCAGATAAGCCGACACGCTCTGGTATCCGCAGGCCGCGGCGCGCAGCTGCATGACTTCGTACAGGTCGGGCGGGAATTTGACGGTGTGAGATTTGGCCATGCGGATATTCAGGAAGCCCGGGTAAGACCGGGGAAGCCACGGTAAGACCGGCCGGGAGTGGCGGAATCTGAGGGCGGCGGTAGGGTTTTCCCATGAATAACGTGCATTGCAAGCAAAATCAGGGTTGCCGGGCCGGTGGCGAGCGGGCAAAGTCCAGGCATGAAATTCGCTCTGGGCGTCCTGTTTGTCGTGCTCCTCGTCGTGGGAGTGGGGTCCGTCGTCGTCAAGGTTGGGCGGGACGGCGGGGAGCGAGTGGCGGCGCTGCGGGCGGAGGTGGTAAATTAAGTGGATTTGACAATCCCCCCCCCTTTTTTTATTCAAAAATAAACTCCCTCGGATAAACCCGGCGAAAATCTTTCCGCGCCCTGTCGAAAACGTCTTCAATAGATTTTGTCGCACATATCCACTTATATCCATTCTCCAAGTTTATCAGGCAATATTTCCCATACGATGCCTGGGACAAAAGATAAACTCCGCCGTCCCGATGGGCGAAATACTGCCCATGAGCGAGTTCTTCTTCTTGCTTTTCTTTGCTTTCGATTGTAATTTTCATGGTGATATTGCGTTTATTTTGTTTCAGTAGAAAACACAAGCGTGCGTTTCCTCATAGAATCCTCTCTGATAACTTAAGGTGAATATTCGGGAACCGCAACTGAAGCGACTGGAGCGAGCAACCGAAGAAGCCGAGGTCGACCATTGGTTTTCGCTTTCGCGCTAGGAGACAACGGCAAGCATTTGCCGGATTGTCGTTTCCGCCCCGGAGAGGGTCCAGGGGTTGCCGTGGAAAAGGTGCCAGAGCAGGGCGGGGGAAAGGAGTGCCACGCTGAGTTTTGCCAGCTTTTCCAGGATGGCGGCGGCTGTCCATTCCTCAAGGCTTTGGCCTGCCTTCCGGGCTGCTTCCTGCATTTTAGAGACCTGTTCTAAGGTGAATTTCGGCTGAACCGAAGGGCCGTCTTTCATCAAGTCCTCGATCATTTTCAGCGCCGGTCCGGGTATCGTGCGGCCAGCGGAAAGCCAGCCGTCCACCGTCTTCTTGGCGACGCCGAGTTTCTTTGATAGCCACTCCCGCGAGTGTCCGGATTGAGAGAGCCATAGCTTGATTTTGGTCGGGTTCATGCCGGGACTGTAAACTTTTTTTGAGCAGATTGCAAATTCTTCTTGCGCGGAAATGCGCAATCTGCAATATTGAAACCGCAATCTGCAAACCAACATGGAAATCGCACTACTGATCAAACCGGGTCCCGTCCTCACTGAGGCGGACTTTGCGCGCATCCCGGATGCGGCAAGGGTCGCAAAGGTGAGCCAGGACGAATTCGTTGCCTCGGCAATTCTGGAGAAGCTCGCCGCTGCTGATGATGCGGCGCAGCAACCCGCCCGCCGGAAGTCCGGGGCACAAATGCGGAAGGGGGCGAGCGTATGAAACCGACCGTCACAGAACTACAGGAAATCCTGAGCCGCCACATTCAATGGGTAATAGGTGAGGGGGGAGCCAAGGCCAATTTGCGCGGTGCCGATTTGAGCGATGCCAATTTGAGCGATGCCAATTTGAGCGGTGCCGATTTGAGCGGTGCCGATTTGAGCGATGCCAATTTGAGCGATGCCAATTTGAGCGGTGCCAATTTGATCGGTGCCAATTTGCGCGGTGCCAATTTGCGCGATGCCAATTTGCGCGGTGCCGATTTGATCGGTGCCAATTTGCGCGGTGCCAATTTGAGCGATGCCAATTTGAGCGTGAATGGCGGCCTGAGCGTTGATTACCTCACACCGGATCCGGGTTTGGCTCGTCGGGTGGCAGAGCGTGCACTGGTTCCCGGTGGGCTCAATATGGGATTGTGGCACACATGCGAAACCACGCACTGCCTCGCTGGATGGGCCATTCACCTGAGCGGGGGCCTGGGCCGGGCGCTAGAGGCGCTGACGTCGCCGTCGGTTGCCGGATCCATTTTGCTCCCGGCTGCCAGCCATCTGTTTTTTTCCTCGAATGCCGATGCCTTGGCGTGGTGTCGGGAGCAGCTCGCGGAAGGGGGGGGCGTATGATCCTCTCCAGAAATCACATGAATTCGTGGGTTGCTATCGCCGCCCTCGCTACGCTAAGCGGGTCCGCTTTCGCTATCAAACCGATAACAACAAGGTGCGCGATTGAGCGTCCATTCCGCATTATCCGGCCTGCCCGCGGGCTGACATGCGGCGGGCAAGTCGCGCACAATCAGAGGCAGCGGCGGAAAAACCGGCGGCGCGCTTGGGCGGCCGGCGACCGTCACGCCTTCAGGAAAGGGGGCCGCAATGTCTGACGCCGCCCGACACCTCCACGAGCGCGCCAATTCCTCCGAGTCCGCCGCGCTCCTCTCCCTGCTTTGCGCAGTCGCCATGATGGCATTGGCCCTTGCTGCTGCTTATCTGAACATGCCTGTTTGGACGGCGCGCTATGTGGCGCTCGGGGCCGCGTTCTTCCTTTGGATGCTCTGGCTTGCCCGGCGCGCCAGCAATCTCCGCCGGGCCGCAAGCCGAAGCGAGGAACTGCGCAGACAGCATCAACTTCGCATCGCCTCCCGGTCATGAAGAGTAAGCCATTGGAATTGCTGAAGGCGCTACAGGTCGCTCTGGACGAAGGACAGATCATTGCCAGTTATCGGTGTCCCCATTGCGCGAAGGTTATTAGGCGCGGCTATGCGCATGGAGAGCCGCGCCGCGCAAGAAATGGATAAAAGGGTTCTGCGAATCGAGCGGCAAAAATACTCACCTACAGTTACTCAAATGAGCATTTGGGACAAACCACTTCTGAGCGCGAAGGATGCAGTCTGCGTGCTGCCTGGGAAGGGCCGTCACGTGCTCGACCAGCTGGTGCAGGCTGGCTGGCTGTCCCCGCTTCATCCGAAGCCCGCCCGCCCGCTCTTCCGTTCCGTCGATCTGCGGGAAGCGCTGCACCGCATGGAGCGCGAGACGCCACGGCCAATCCATCGCTGGATGTTGGCACTCGGCGCGGAGTCGAGTCACCTCGTCGGCCCCCGCGGGAAGCCCGCCTGCGGTGCTCGGGTCACTGAGTGGCTGACTGCCGCTGAGCATGACCGAAAATGCACCCGCTGCCAGGGGGCGGCGAAAACCCTCAACGTCCAAGCGTCATGAGTCACGACACTGAAGAAGAAGACTGCGACGTCGAGGCGGGTGGCCGGATGCTTGTCGGCATTCTCGTCACGGGCTCGCTGATTTTCTGGGGCGCAGTCGCAGGCATTGCCCTGCTGGGGCTCCTGTAAAATTTACCATCAAGGGAGGGCCTGAATATGTAGACCACAAGCGCACCGGCGCAGACCCTGGCGGTATCGAGTCCAGAAATGCGCCGGTGCCAGGCTCTCAATAAATTTCCCGCGCCTCATTCGAGGAGCGCACAGGCGGATACGGAAAAGTCATTGGGGTGATTCCTCATGTTCCGCCGTGCTCGTGCTGGCCGCTGGCTGGCCCGCGGTTTCACTCACTCAACCTCACCACTATGCCACTACCACTACTTCCGCAAACGAGAATGCATCGCGAGCCCGACAGCCCAATCGAGCTGCGCTGGACGGTGTTCCGGCAACATCCCGACGACAGCCCGGGCGCAACCGAATGGGAGCGCAACGGGGTCGTTGTAGAACCGACAGCCGTCCTCGTTTGGGAGGGGCATGGCAGCGTCGACATTTGGGACTGGCTCCAGGAACTCGGTCCCGACGTCGAACGCGCAATAGAGCGCCAGTGCGAGGCAATCGAAAGGGGGCGGCCATGAGTCTGCTCGCCAAAATCCACGCTGTCCGTTCCCGCGGGCTAACCGTCGTCAAGACGGGGAAGATCTCCGGCGGCATCAATGCGCAGTTCGCTTCATACCCGGATGTCTGGGCGGCGCTGTCTCCCGCGCTCACTGAGGCCGGGCTCTCGGTCGGGTTCTGCGGGTCGGAACTCGGGATCGAAGGAGAAAGCGAATGGGTCGAAATGGAAATGGAGATTTCCGACGGCGTCGAAGCCATCCAGCGGAAATGGGGAATGCTGGTTCCAGAGCGGATTCAAAATAGCCGCGGCTCCAGCGTCACGAACAACGCGCAGCGTGTGGCGAATGCGCAATCGTATCTGAAGCGCACGG